GAGAATATTACCACTTGATGTAATTGGTGATCCTGAAATAGTAAATTCTGAAGCTGATTGAGTTAATCCAGCGCTTGTTACGGTCCCAGAATTTGAAGGAGTCACCTTTGTAAAAGATACACTCGTAGAACCTAAACTCATATCACTATCATTAGTATTTAACCAGATAGTGTCAGCGTTAGTTGATCCTTCTTGAATGATAACCATTTGACCAGCCATTTCACCTGCTGTGTCAAAGTCTGTATCACGGGAAGCTGTTCCCGACGCTACTACTTTATAAATTCCGTTCTGACTTGCTGTGCTTTGATTTTTAACTAAAACCTTATCATTTGTAGCAAGGGTCACTCCGTCCAAAGTATCTGAATTTTGAAGATCTGCTGTTAAATCAACATTGGCTGTTGTTGCTACACGACATATTACTCTGGTCTTTAATCCAGCTATTAAATTGTCGGTGTACGTTTTGGTGCTGGCATCGCTTCCAGAACTCGGAGAACCTAATCCTGTGATTGTTCCACCTGTAATAGCAACACTGCTTGATGCTTGGGTTGCGATTGTTCCAAGACCTAAATTAGTTCTTGCTGTGGAAGCTGAAGCTAGATCAGATAAGTTATTAGCTTTAATTGCTTTAGCATCTAAGGCTGTTTGAACGTTTGCTGAAACTGAATTAATGTAACTTAATTCACTATTCGTTACGTCCCCGTTACCAATTTTTGTAGCATCAATTCCAGTAGCAAGTTGTGAGTCACTTACGCCTGCTGTTTTAACAGAAACGGCACCACTTGAAACATCAAAATCATTTGTAGAAAATGAAGCAACGCCTTTGTTTGATGTGGTTGCATCTTCTCCTGAATAAGTTATTGTTCCTGAACTTTCAGCAACATCTATTCCTTCTCCTGCTGAAAAAGTAATTGTTCCGCCTAATGCTGTTGCAGTAGTAGATGATCCATCGGAAACAGTAATAGAAGAATTAACCAGTTCGGCATTAGCCACTCCACCATCTTTAATCGTTACTGCTCCTGAAGATACAGCAAAATTATCAGAATGAAAACTAGCAACACCTTTATTAGATGTTGAAGCGTCCTCACCAGCAATAGTTACCGCGTTACCAGTAGCAGAGGTATCAATACCTTCTCCACCAGAAATTGTTAATGTTTCTGAGTCAAGATCTATAGCAATAGTTCCTGAGTCAGTAGTAATGTCAACATCTTGCGCGGTTAATTGTGCATCAACATACGCCTTAATACTTTGTTGAGAAGCAACCTTAGTAGCGCTATTTGAGGACATATCATCTTCATCAACAAAAGCTGATCCAGAAATTGCTGTATTAATAACGGGCGATGTTAAAGTCTTGTTCGTCATGGTAACAGTACCACTATCCACATACGCCTTAATAGACTGCTGGGAAGGAGGTAAGATTGCGCTGTCCTCCGACATAGCGTCAGTATCTATAACAGGGATTGAAGGTCCAACATAAGTAGAACCTAAAAATAAAGCTGGGTTCGTATCGCTGGCATGAATTGATCCTGAGTCAAAAGTAAATGTTAAAGTTGTGTTTGGTGAAGAATAACTGCTTGTTGCTATTTTACCAAAAATTCCTGTCGTAGAAGTATTAGTACCTGTTAATTTAATTCTACGTCCAACATGATGAGTACCCGTAACATCAGCACCGATAGTAACAGACGTTGCACTGGCTCTTGTATAAGTATTGGTTGTATCGCCATTTCCAAGAACAAACCACTCTTTATCGTTCCATTGTTCTTTTTGTGCGGACATATCAGCACGAAAAACGTTATTAACCAGCGAGGGTGCCATTCCCTCTGAAACGTTAATCGAACTTAATGTGCTGTTGCTACTTGCTGTTGTTGAATAATCTTTTATCGCCATTTAATACCTCGGTTTAAATTCTCCTTGTTTTACGTCGCCTTTGTTTGACGCTTTTTCTTTTACATTTGTTAATGTTCCCCCACCAAGTAAGTGAGAAAATAATATAGTTGCTGTTTTAGTTTTAACACCTATATCTCTTAATTTTGCTAATTCGCTTTTTCCTTCTTTTGTTGTTAATAATTTTGCCAAATTTATAGCCAGTTTATTTGCTCTTACATCAGTCCACCATTTATTTAAACGTGAAGGCTGATTCCAAATTTCTATTGTTTGAATTGCTTGACCAATAAAAGGTTTAGCATCTTGTATAAATTCTTGATTTGCTAATTGTTTCCATGCTGTATCACTATTAAAATCCATAGCTTTCATTGTTTGGTTTAATAACATCATTACGTCTGCAAATTCCCTACCAAAGCCATCAATTCCTTTAAATGCTTCTAGCATAATATCGCGTTGTCTTTTTGTGCCAAATACTTTTTTATAAAAAGAACCACCAAGATTATTAACTGTAAACAGAGTATCGTCTTTTATAACAGACTCAAAAACGTTTTCTAAATGACCTCTAACAAGTTGATTCCATTCATTACCTTTACCGTGTTGAAAAAATAATTCTCTTGCATGTTTAACATCAGCAACACTGCTTTTATTTGAGTTAAAAATTATTTTTCCAACATCAGCAAACATATTTTCATTTTGTTTAGCTATTTGGTTAACAAAACCACCCTTAATCTTTTCTATGTTTGGAACGCCATGTTCATATATACCTCTTGCTTTAGCGTAATCAGAACTAGCATTATCCATATTAGCTAAAAGACTTTCTTTAATCTTTGTAAAATTAACGATATTTCCTTTAGCAATAGATGTATCTGTTTTTCCAGCAGAATTAAGAATTTGATCTATTTCTCTTTTTATTTGATCTAATGATTGTAAATTTGTTTCTGGAACTAACTGTTTTTGTGTTTGTAAAACACCGCCTTGTGTTGGTCCTTGAACTGGAACATCAATTTCTTTAAACAACATGTTTTTTACATTGTGTAGTTTAGAAAGAGTATTTCCTTTTGAAATTTGAATTAATTCATCAATAAGATTAATGGTGCTTGAAACATCAACATTGTTAACTTGAAATGCTTTATTATAAAATGCTTTAGCTTTATCTACGAGTATTCTTTCTTCACCTTTGATAACTGCTTGTGATCCTGCAATAGCTTCTTTAAAAGCTAAATCAGGTGCTATTTCTTTTTCTGATATATTAACAAACAATTTATATACAGCATCTTTAACTTCGCCATTTCGCATGTGATAAAATGTATTTAAAATTTCATCAGCATTTGGTTTATTAGCTAAAAGTTTTTGTAATTTAATTAATCGCGGATCTCCACTAGCTTCAGCGTGCGTTAATGAAATATTATATTTTTTAGATAAAATATCTATTTTGTCTTTAACATGAGTATTAAATTTTTGAAACTTATCACCAATTTTAAAATTTTTAATTCTTGCGGGTAGTTTGCTAACAACTTTTTTTATAGCAGGATTAAGTAAATAATTTGCAGTTAATTGACCTCCAAGTTCAATAGCACCAGCCGTACCAACATGCATTGCTCTTTGGCCTATTGGTAATTCTTCACCAGTTAATTTGTGAGATAAACCTTGTCTTAAACTTTCGCCCGCCATTCCTGCGCCACCAGCAACAAGAGGATTTCCACCACTAAAAATTGCGGCACTTGTACCAGCTACAATTGGCATTGATGGACCTGTTCCTCGTAACATCCATTCATCTATATTTGCTGGATTACTTTTTACAGCAGAAAAATTAGGCGTTGCCCAATATAATTTTTGGTCATTGCCTAAATAATAAATTCTACCATCTTGTTGACCAAATCGCCCTATTGCTTCTTCCATAGGCATGTTAGGAAATTTACTTTTTGCATATGCTTTAACAGAATAAAAACTATCATGCGGTAAAGATCCAACAGCTATACCAGTATTATCAATATAATTATTTTCATGTATTTCTGGATACATAGCTTGTAATTTACCAGCTTTAGTATCAGTATTACCTAAATCTATGTTACCCAATTCGCTTTTATCGTCTTGTAAAACTGGACCTTTTGATTGTTCATTTTGAATTTCAGTTGCCCAATCTTTAGCTATTGCGGTTCCCATTATCTTATATTCTCCAATGTAAAGACATTATTATCTGGATCGCCATACATTAATAATTTTAATTGTCTTTTGACTTCTGCGTCTATTTCTTCTTCTGATTTAAACTCCCAGTTTTCATCAGCTTTTAATTCTGTTTTAATTTCATCACCTATATCATTAACGTATTTATCAACGTTTGCTAAACTCATTATAGCTTCTGGATTTAAGTTACCATTAGCATCTGTTGGTACAGTTAAACCTGAACGTAAAATTAAATTATAACGAATAGTTGATTTCATCGCGTTATCTAAAATACCTTCTAACTTAGCTTGATATTCTGTAGGTGATAATTTTCTAGGATCAGCAAAACCTTTCAAAATACGTTCAGCTTCTTTTTCTGACATTTGCGCGCCAGTGATACTTTTAATGTAAGCATTTGTCATTTCCCATGATTTTTGCTCCCACTGAGAATATGCTTTAATTAATTTTTTATCTTCTTCTGAAATGTCACCAAAAATATTCCAATCACCCAAACCATCTTTTATCTTTAAATAATTAATTTTCCATTTTGTAGGTAATTGACTAAATTTTGGATCATATAATTCTTCAATTTCTTTAAATCCTTCATAATTCATAGTGTTATTAATTATTTGTTGTTCAAGATTTTTCTTAGTTCCTTTTTCCATAGAACCAGAACCAGAACCGCCAATTTGTAATGTTGTTGATCCGTCTGCACCAGTAGTAAATGTTATATTCTGACCATTCATTTTAGCTAAAACGTAATCTTGTTTTTCTTCTAATGTTAATTCACGTTTTAAAATATTTTCAAAATCACGAATATTTTTAGCAAAAGTTCCTGTGTCATCAGGAATTTGATAAGCACTTGGATTAGCTAAAATCTCTTTAACACTAACCCACTGTTTTAATGGTTCACCATTAGTATTTAATAATGGTGTGGTATAATTACTATCCTTATCCATAACCACCATTTCTTTAACAGAAGGAACCTTGTCAATTTTTTTTATTTGCTCCATATAAACGTTAGTAAGAAAATCAGCACCGTCAACAGCGCCTAACATTTGTGCATATTCTTTTTCATCAGGACTAAACAAATTACTATCCATTAACTTTGAAAAACTATTTTTTTTCTCTATTTGTGTTTGTAAAGCTAAATTTGTTTGGTAGTTTTTTAATTGTTTATCAATAGATGAATCATAACTTTTTGTTCCTGCATCCAAACCAGCTTTCATAATCATAGCAGTATTAACATTTTCATTTGCAGGACGTGGACCAGATAAAGACATCATAGTTAAACCCGCATCTAACAAACCTCTCCCTCTTGCTTTTCGCATATTATCAATACCAAGAAGATTAGCCATTTGATTACCTTCAAGATTAGGTAACATATAATTCATTACTTTATCTAATGCATTAGCCATTAAAACATACTTCCTAAACCGCCAAGTAAAGCACCACCCATTAAGTATGGATTACCTGAACCTTGTTGTCCTAGCATTTCATAAATACCAGCACCAGTAGAAGCACCACCAAGTAAACCCATAATAGGATTTTTAGTAAGCGGTGTTATAGTTGATTGTGATGTGCCAAAAGGACCACCCACACTTGCTTGATATTCTCGTAGTTTTTCGTATGGTTTACGTTGTTCAAATTCATAACGTTTTATTGCATCAGTAAGCATACGTTGTGATAATTCTTCTCTTGCACCACCTACTGTTTGTAGTTTAGCAATGTCAGAATAATCCATTTCGCCTAATTGCGGTGCTTTTGAAGCCATTGCATCCATAACACCACGTTCTTTCATGTAATTATCTGCATAAACTTTAGTAGCTAAGTCACCTAATGCTTCGGTCATAGCGCCTGTATGCGAGCCACTACCATAACGACCACCTTGGGCAAAATTTGTGTTAACACCTGTTTTAACTTTATTAGCCATTGTGCTAAACAAATTGTTTAAATACGGATTTGTTGACGGATTTAAAAAAGCACCTGACATAACATTATCAGCGTATGTTTGTGATTTGTTAAGTAAAGGATTTCCAGCCGTTGCTCTTGCTTTAGCTAATTGTAAAGCTGTTTCTGTTTCCGAAGCAAAAGGAACATAAGTAGCTTTTGGGTAATAACTTGGAATATTTGATTGATTAAATAATTCTTCCGCACGTTGAAAACCTTTTTCTAAATACGGTGATTGAACCTTCCACGGTTCCGTAATATTTTGTGTTGTTTGTGTGCCTGCACTTTTGCTCATAATAATTCCTTTGTCATAACAATATGTTTTGCTTCATAATCCTTTAGTTTTTTTAACCATCCTTTACGTCCGACTAATTCGATACGTTTACAGTTGTTTTGTTTTGCCCAAGTTTCTACTTGATTGGTCATTTCATCTAGCCAATGTTTCATATTAAAACCACCAGCTAAAAACCAACGGCAAACTTTAAATTTAGGATAGTCAATTATTTGCGTAAGAACGGCTGACTCTACTTTATTTGTCCAGCTTATCCATAATTGCATATCTTTTTTTAAAATACCGTCTAATAAATTTCTTCCATCATACGAAAAGTCATCATAATATATTCCTCTAAGTAATAATGGTTCTACTTGTCCCCAAATAACTTTTACATTTTCAGGAGGAACATAAGAAATTATTCTATCCGATGATAATGTATTTGTACGTTCTGTCTGTTTGGCCATTGTTTGCATGTGTTAAAGTTGCTGTTTGTTTTCCTTGTGCGGAAACATATAAACTTGTTATTCCTGCTGACGCATTAGATGTCGTCGGCATAAAAACAATAACACTATCACCACCTAAACGTCTATCAGACAACGTAGTTGTTGTTTGACTAGCGGTTAGTGTAACTGATCCTGTTGAGTTTAGTTTTCCATCTAAGGAATTGTTAACTACAATGGCTAATTGTCGTCGATGTTCTTCTGGTATTGGATTAGATAACGGTACAGCTTGAAACTGATTAGCCATTATCTTCTTCCTTCGGGCCTTGCATCAACATCAACACCCTGCATATTTGTAAAGTTTCCATTTACAATAACTCGTAATCGGTGATACCTTGAATTTGTTCGTAAAGGACAATCACCTGATGATTTAACTGTTACAGCACTGCCTGTTGTTACGGAGTCTGCTTGGGAAGAACGTGTAATTGGTGTTACCGTAATCGTTGTATTTTCCCCGTTGGCATCTACTATAGGTCTAGCGTTAATTAGTGTAGATCTTTTTCCTTCAGCGCCTTCAAATTCTGTTGTATCAACTGTTGCAGTCATAGATCCACCCATAAATTTTCCAAACTTTTTATCGCTTGAAAATCCTGCTAAACCTAAAACACCTTCTTGATAATAATAAGAGTCTAAAGGTTTTGGTAAATCATCAATAGAACCCAAAACATCTAAACTTTCTAATGTTGTAAATGCTTCTTGGGAAGCTGTACCAATAAAATCTAAATCTTGTCCTGAACAAGTTGACCATGAATCCGTTGCATAATTATAAACAACCATTTTATTATTAATGGTTGAACTACCTGTTGCACCAGAACCCCTATAAGATACAACATATAAACTATTATTAGTATCAATAGCTGAACATATTCCATCAAAGTTTGACGATAAATCATTAAGAAAAAATTCGTCAATTTTACCTTTTCCTATTGGTACAATTTGTGAACCGTTAGTAATTTTATAAAATCCGTCTTGAGATAAAAAGAATATATCAGATCCTACATTAGCAATAGATTTAGGAGCAAAAGCACCTATATTATCTGCCACCTTAGAAAACTGAAAGATCAATGGAGTTCCCACAAAATCACAACGCCAAATTGCTTTATCTGTAAAAATAACACCAAAAGACTCACCACCAACAATACCTTGAATATTACCAGTATCAGGTAAGTCTTGATAGTCTGACATAGTAGTTTGTGATACCGTGAATGTGGTTGGATCATTTATTCCTGACCATTTTACGCGGTTTGAATATGTGGTGCTACTTTCTATTGTATATCCTGTAAAAACAAAATCTCTTATAACTGCAACATATTTAGCTTTTAGTGATACTAAATCAGCAAAAGCTGTTGATGTTCCTTCTACAAAAGACTGAATATTATCAGCAAAGTTAGTAGCAATAACTCTGCTACCAAATTGGCAGAAAGACCAAAAGTCACGACTATTTTCTGTAGTTGAATTATTGTAACCTCCTGCTTTTGATTTATCCACGAATACAATACTACTATTCATTTGATATAGTTTTGTTGCATCGCCGCAATAATTGGTTGTGCCACTAGAACTTAATTGCGTATGCAATCCACAAGCTGAACCTGTTAATGCTGTTGTTGTTAATTCTTTAAAAGATGGAAAACTTTTATATCCTTTTGATAAAGGTATAACGTTATCTACTTTCATGCTTCCTCTATTTTGAAAAGAAGGCATGTCAGACATTAACTGCCCGAACTCAATCATGCAACACTCTTAGCTGTCATTTGCAATGGACCTGATGAATGTCGTCCTGATTCGTCAGATGTATTCGCTACTCTTACAGCTTCTCTATATAATTCTGCCCATGTTCCTAAACGTTCATCTTGCATTAAAAAAGGTGCTGACTCTAACAAAGAAGCATACAAATATAAATCTGGATGGTTTGTTAAAATAGCGTTTGATGTATTGTCATCACTTAATGCAGTTGGTTTAGCGTAATACGCCCACTCAATAGAATAATTACTATCAGGTGTTGGTCCAAAATATAAACGTTCTCCTATTAGTGTCATATACACGGGTTCCCCGCTAGTTGTACCACCATAGTTTCTTGTTAATTCAAATGGTGACATGTAACGTAATACAATTTTAGGTGTTGTATTTAATGCTACATATCGAAATTCTAAAAAATTTGTTGGCAAGGCAAGATAGTTAGTACCACTTGTTGCTGTTGCCGTCGCCACGCTTTCCATAATTCGTAATCTTAGATCTCTACCGTGTCTTGCTTCAGCTAAAGCAATAAAATCTGGAATGTGTGATGTTAAATCATCGCGGTTTAAATAATTAGCAATTGATGTTTTTAAATTTGCAAAAGTATCTAATGCCATTAAATTTCTCCGCCATACGTTCTAAAATATTGAAATTCATTACTGTTTAATTTTTGTTTAACATATTTCCAATCGTTAGGATCAAAAAAGTTTATTCCTTCTTTGCGCCATTGTTCAATAACTACTTTTGGAATACATGCTACATGTTTCATAAAATTTCCGCTTTGGTCTATGTGATTCATTTCTATTTTATTTGCATTTAAAATAGGTTGAACATCCTGCTCTTGATATAAGGTTGTTTTATCCTCTGCTTCGTCATAATGAAAATATTGACGCACATCTGATGGATTAAACGGTTTATTTAGTAGTGTTAATGACATATTTTCCTTGGTTTTCTGCGGTTTTTTAATTATTTTAATTATTTTTAATTATTTAGTTGACATATAACATTGTTATAGGGTATAACATTGTAATGAAAAGAAAAAATAAAAAACTTAAAATTCAAGTATCTCTACCTAGATTAAGTTGGGTAGAAAATAACTATGAAAATGCTGTTAAATTTTTCTTAAATGAATTAAAAATTTCTACAAGATTACAAAATACTTTAAACATAAAAGTTCATATAAGAAAAACAGTTTTAGCAAAAAATGTTTTAGGTAATTGTAATATTACAAACAATGGTTCTATTTCTACAAAAGATTTTAAAATTACTTTATCTAGTGATAGAACATATTCTCAGCAATTACAAACATTAGCACATGAATGTGTTCATATTGAACAGGCTTGTAAAAATCGTTTACAAACAAGAGTATGGTCATCTGACAATCAAACACATGTTCGTTGGGAAGGTGAAGAACAAGGAGTTTGGATGAAAGATGTTTCTTACGAAGATGCGCCTTGGGAAATTGAAGCACGAAATTTGCAAGAAAAATTAGTAAGAAAATTTTATTCTTACCAACATAAAAATTAAAGGAGGGGAATAATCCCCTCCCCTACATCTATTACGATGTTGTTAAATCAAATACTCCACCACTAGCTTTTTCATTTTCACTAATA